CTGGTAGCGTGGCAATAATATCTATGATATCATTATATATAATGAATAAAAATTTTAGAAGTGAATTTAATGGTGGTGGTTTAAAAGTATTTAGTATATTAGGAAATGTATTAAAAAGTAAGATATTTACTTATGTGTCTGCTATAGTAGTATTTTTAATATTATTATATATTGGTTTAAAGGTAGTATTTGGTGTTTCAAGTATTTTACTTGTTAAGGATTGCACTCCAAAATCAGAGAGCAAAACGGTAGATTCATCAAAAATTAAATTGGCTAAAGATGGAATGAGTTGGAGTTATAATATGTGGATTTATATTAAAAATTGGGAATATAATAATGGTATTAAAAAAGTATTTTTTGATAAAAAAAATAGTATTAAGATGAGTTTAGGTGCTGATAATCCAGGTATAGAGTTAGTAATTAATACTACTAATGGTGAAGAGGTTATTAATATAAATCAGATATGTAGTGAAAATAATTTATGTGCGAATGGTTTAGATATTGAAAAATGGAATATGATTACAGTTTCATTTAATAATAAAAATGTAAGATTTTATCATAATGGTTCATTAATAATAGGTAAGGAATTAGAGGGAATACCTTCTATAAATGATAGTAATTTAGTTGTTGGGGATGTCGTAAAAGGTGGTTCATTTGATGGAACAATCAGTGATTTAAGATATTTTAAGAAGATGGTGTCACAGTCAGACATAAATAAATTATATTTTAGAAAACCAAAAGCAGTTTAGGTTTTTTTTAACAGAATAAAAAAATATATATATTTTTATAAAAAATATCTATGTTTATTATAATTATGGACATTAAAAGTATATTTTCATTAAGAAATATTATTATTGGAGTTGTTGGGATAGTTTTGGTAATATTATTAATAATAGTAGTTTCAATAGTATTAAAATATATTAAAAAGGGTGGTTTGTTAAATAAATGTATTTTAAGTGGTTCTAAAAACGCTAAAAATAGTTTAGTAGTCAGACAAAGTGGTGTTGGACCCAAAAAAATGGTTAGAACAATGGCTGATATGAATAAAGGGTTAGAATTTACATATTCGTGTTGGTTATATATAAATTCATTAGAATACAATAAAGACAGAGAAATGAAACCAGTATTTTATAAAAGCATGCAACAAGAATTAGTTGAACGTGATGATTTATCAGAGAGTGATTATGCTCCAGGTGTATTTTTGTTAAAATCAAATACATTAAGAGTTATAATGAAAACAGGTTCTAATGCTGAAATGATAGATGTATCAAATATTCCAATTAAGAAATGGTTTCATTTTGGATTATATATACGTCAAGAAAGTATGGATGTATTTATAAATGGTCAAATGGTTGAATCAAAGCGATTAAAAACACCACCTCAACAGAATGACGGTGACATTTACATAAATACTTATGGTGGATATGACGGAATGTTATCAGATTTAAAATTTTACGCCTACGCTATATCTTATGATAAATTAAATAAAATAATGCGTAAAGGGCCAAGTTCATCTGGTTGTTCATCAAAAGAAGTTCCTCCTTATTTCAATGATAAATGGTGGATATTTAGATAATTAAATATCTGTATTATCAGAATCAGACTCTATATCCATATCAGTGTCTGTAGTATCAATATCAACAAAATTTATATCAATATTTAATGGGACAATAATAACTTCTTCGCTATCTTCTGAATCACTATCATCTTCTTTAGTTTCTAAATCAATTTCAGGTATTTTACTTTCAGTTTCAGAAGATATTGTGGATGAATAAATTAAATCTGGTGCAACTTCTGTTTCTAATTCAGGTAAAACCTCTTCTACAATTGCCCATTTTTTTGTATACTCTTCTGCTTTTGTATACCAATCATCGTAATTTTCCCTGTATAATTGAGCGATAGTTGCTACAAGTGGATCATCTGGATTTGGGTCAGATAAGAGAGAACTTAATGATAAGATAATTTTTGAAATAGTTAATACTGGACTCCAATTATCTTTTAATATATCCAAGCAAATATTACCATTATCATTAATATTTGGATGATATATTTTAGTAGTAAATACTATTTTTGGTGGTGAGAATGGATAATCAAGAGGAAATCGTATATCTAAATGAAATACACCTTTGTGATATGGTGTATCTTTTGGTCCGGTAAGAGAAGCTGTCCAATGATATAAGTCATCATCTATAGTTTGAGCATTACAAGGTATTGGTGGATTTTCATTAATATCTTTTAATTCACGTCTAATACGTCTTAAAGCCATATTATATGTGAATAGTAGTTTAAATTTTTAAGTATTTAACTTACAGATTGAAATACGAGTGATGCTACACCACCCATAACTCTAAAAATATTGTAGTTAACGAAATACATATTCATTTCATATGTATATTTATTTCCAGTTGGTAATTTTAGAAATTTAAATTTAAAATCCAATGTATCTATTCTGGACATATTGCAACTACCTGACGGTTCTGGTTTAGTGGGATCAAGTGAAAAGGAATAAATATAAATACCAGTATCGTCAGATTCTAAATTATGTTGATATTTTTGAACAAGATTAAAATATGTTCCAGATTTTTCTTTAATTCTATCCATACCATTAATTCTGAATAAAGCTTCAACTATTATATCACGTTTATAACTATTATAATTATCTCTTGTAATAGTTGGTTGTTGTAATACTGGATTAGAACTGATAGAAGTGCTATCATACCAATTAGAATATTGTGTGGTTCCCATTAATGGGTCAAGAGAGTTATCAAACCAGTTTGAATAGTTATTATGATCATTTCTTGTAACTGAATCGCTTCTTTTTAATACTAATACGATATATTTTACAGGATGGTATAAATTACGTAAGGTAGTTGTAAATTCAACTTGATTAATATTTAAAAATTCTCTGCGAACAACTTGTTCCATTAGGTAGTCATGTTCAATACGAGCGAATAATTTTCTTTCACGTTTATCTAAGAAAATATAGTTAATTTCAATATGTGGGTTTAATCCCCACCCTACTTGATTACTATCATCTCCAACAAGATAATTTAATATATTATGTCGGGCATTTGTTAAATCAGGTTTTTGTTTATATCTTATGTTTCCAGTTTTATCATAATATTCTAAAATATAGAACTGGTCTATAGTATTAAGAGTAATTTTCAATTCAACACTACTTGTTTTATCATCAAGTGCTACAAGAGGTAAGGCTAATCCAGGTCTTAGATTAAACCAGAAACTTAATGGAATGTAAAGAGTTCTTTCAATAATAGATGGTTGAGAAGCACCTGTTGTAAGACTTTCTGGATAATTACCTGCACTATTAGTCGGATTATACATATCTTCTGTATGTCCGATAAGACGATAAAAAACTTTTTTTTGTTCTGCTGTGTTATAAAGTTCATTATATACGTGGAGCCATTCACTATAGTGTAAATCAATTTCTTGACTTCCGATATTAATATGAACTGATTTAATCATATTAAGTGCTAAAAATTTAACCCAATAAAAATAGTAATAAACATCAGAACTTACATCATGATATGAAAATATATTAGGAACTCGCATAGCGAAATACATATTAGATACCAGATCACCATCTTTAGGTATTTTACATCTTAGTGTTCTTGGGATATTATCACGAGAAAACTCTAAATTACCTCCCGCTCCTTCGAATTGTTGTTCTATGTTTTCCATTGCGAAATTAGTATGTCTTCTATAAACCATTTTAAAAAAGGTAATTTGTGGATTACCTGTTAAATATAAATCTTCTGAACCATATGCGGCTAATTGAACTAATCCACCAACCATTTAAATTATTATAATTTACTTAGATATAATTTAAATGATAGAATACTTTTGTTATACGAACGAATATTTAATTACCAAATTTAAGACCACCAACTCCACCTACAATAGTTAATACATTATATTGTATCATGTATGTATCGATTACAAATACATTACAAATAAATTGATCGACTGGAATTGTTTCTACTTTTAGTAAAATATTATTTAATTCTGAGAAATTGATAGCACCTGATGGTGATACATCTTTTGGATTTAAACAGAATGAATAAACTGGAATACCACTATCATCAAAAGAGAATTTATGTTGATGTTTTTGTAATGTTGAAAAGTAAGAACCAATTTTATTATCTTTGAGACGACTTTTATTTTTATTCATAAATATTTGAACACCTGTAATAATATCTTTAGAATATGTTTCATAATTTTCCCTATTGATAATTTTAACTGCAGTATCGAATTTAGGGTCTGAATCCATATTTTCCCAATTAGTATAATTACTAAAATCATTTCTTAATGCTGCATCACTACGTTTTGGTACTAAAACCATTAATTTTGTTGGATGGAATGAGTCTAATGGAATATTATGACTGGTAAATGTGGCTTCATTTGTATTTTGATAATAAGTATGATTAAATATCCTTTCTATTAATATTTCCTGAACATTTTCTGCTAACCAACATCTTTCTGTATTTTCTAAGAATGTATAATTAACATCTAATCTTGGATTTAAATTCCATTTTATAATACGTTCCTG